CCCTGATGAGTGTGCTGTCCTCGCCAAAGATATAATTGGTCGGGTCTAATCCTATTGGGCCATGCGCTACAATTGCCTCGCCGAATACTGCTGTCGATGTGTCTGCGCCTTGCGTCACTGAGTACTGACCAAGCTGTCCACCCATCTCATCTCGCAGGATCATCACATTGTTTGAAGTCCAGGGCAGTGGGCCATCCACACGTATCTCTGTGGCGCTGACAACCTCTACAACAACGCCAGAGTGTCCCCAGTATGGGACGCTTGATGCCACGCCAATTCTATGACCAAAGCGGACAAGGAAGCCATCGGCCTCAGTCTTGAAGCTTACTACTTTGCGCCTGCGCTTCTTTACATTGTCGAGGTATCTGGCGAACTGCTCGGCATAGGTCTGGTCAGTACACCCAAACAATTTGTACGTGTCTGGGTATGAACCGCCGGTCAGTGGATACGTTGCATATAAAGGCTGGAATGTTTGAGGGTCGCGATACTCAATCTCGATATGGTCGAACTCACCAGCAGTGTCGAAGGTGTACTCCAAATTGAATGAATCCCTGACCATGTTACCAGCAGAGAACAGTGCCTTACGGACTGCCTGAACTTGGTCTGGCACAACATTAACAAGGCCACCCTCCTGTATCACCCGGGCACCTGCGAGACTTACCGCCTGCTGCATTGCCTCAAAGCCTGTGGACTTGTTGTCGAATGAACCGTTTAAGACTGGGCCGTTCAACTCCCAACTAAATCCAATTACATCTATGTCAGGGTGCAGCTCGTCGAGCGGACGATTCATGCCATAGATGGGGTTGTTCCAAATATCTTTCAGGGCCACCGTCGGATTGTATGTATTCAGACCACCGAATATCTGGTCACGGCTCATCACAACGCGCAACCTTGACCGCGCAGCACCGCCCAGCCCGTTTGTCGCTTTCATCCTAACGGCCAGTAAGGTCGTGTCGCTGTATACACCTGAAGGCGCAGGCACTACGCGAGAGCGAAGACCAGTCCAGTGCGCCTCCTCTATATCCCTATCGTTATCTGATATCTCATTGGTGCGTTCAACAGTGACCTCAAAGGCTCCTGCCGTCAGCGTCCGTATTTCTACTGTGTCGCGTATAGGGTCGCGCTTCTTTGAGCTGTAACGCTTGTCTACAACCTGGGGTGCGCCGATAGGAGTTCCATCAGTCTCATCTATCTCCTGCACAGTAAACTGCATGTCAACGGAGTTAGTGGTTAATCTGTCGTCATCTTTGTCCACGTGATATAGGCCGATAGGGAATTCAATGTCTAAGTAAACGACATCAATAACCTGCCCTTCTTTCTGCGCACGATATGGCCCAGCCTTCATGTTGGATACTATGCTGGTCTCGTTGAGCGTGAAGGTGGCAGCGGCATTCAGAGGAGCCTCATCTACCAGCAACTGCTCGTCCTGTACTCGCTGATAGAATATGACTTTGTTCACTGGGTCAGCAGGGTCTGGGATGATTGACCCTATCTGAAACACAAAGTTATTCGAGGTAGTGCCTGCAAACTCTATGAAGTCGCCAACCTCAATTCCAGAACCGAAAGGCCCAGTCTGCGGATTGTTGGGGTCTGCCTCATCCTTTGGATATGTCAGGGTCACATCAACGTTAGTTATCCTTGCTGCAATAGGCTGGCCTGTGAAGATGTCCGTAGTGGCAGCGTAGGCGTTACCAGCAAAGGCTTGAGGGGTATCATAGACGTTGCCTAGAGTCGAATTAAATAACCAATCCTCGACCTCTGGCGCGGTGTAGCAGTTGGCTATGAAACTGATGGGGTTGCCAGTCTGGGCGAGGTAGTCGTTGATATAGTCTTCGACCTGATTTTCACTGTTGTTATGGATGCTCGGGGGTATCTGCCAATACTGGACAGAGCCAACTTCCATCTGGTCGATAGGCGTATCGCCAATGTATATGTCATGGATCTCGAAAGTACCATGCCCCAGGCAGTGTAGCTGGTCAACGTACATGTCATTGCTGCCACCGTCATACATCTCATAAGGAGCAGCGGCAAAACTTGGAGGGGTCGAAACACGTCCGTAATGCACCTCGATGGGCTCGCCCAGTCTTGCGGTGTTTGGGGTAGGGGCAAGGTTATATATCGGTGACTGCTCTTCAGAGTCGTATCCGTTGGGGACTTGTGGTCCGAAGATAAGATTGATGACATAGCCGATCGCGATAGACACCAGCGCCTGTATCGCTATGGATGCCAACATGCCTCCACCCCCAGGCATAACAAGCATGGTTATCTGCTCTTGATCCTGAACAGCGTAATCAAGGTCTTCAAGGTTAAGCTCATCCACCCCAACGAAGACGCGCAGCATCCCAGCAAAGCCATCTGGGTAATGCTCCTGCAACCAATCTATAAGCAGTGTGCCTTCGTCAATGTCGTACTCAATGAGAGACTTGGCAGATAGTGGATTGGTAAATAATCTGATCTTAGACATTGGGTGTCCAGTCTCCGTAAACGACTTTGCCAAACTGACTTACGAACTGGTGCAGTGGCTCAAATACAACACCTGTAGTGCGATGAGAATGCAGAACACAACCGCCGAAGTATAAGCCCAGGTGATGAGCCACCTTCGATCTGTAACAGACAGCAAAGCATCCCTCCGTAGGTTCCTGTAGCTCTGTGAAATCGCCTGAAGTAACCGCTTTAGATATCTCATTCTCTCGACCTCGCAAGTCTATCTCTGCACCTATCCAGTCGGGAAGTATCATATCGTACTGCTCTTTGTACAGCAGGGCACAAAGTCCGTAGCAGTCGAGTCCATTGATATCCCTGCCGCCCCATACATAGGGGATGCCCACGTACTCGTTGAGCCAGCGGAGATCGCCAAGTGTCCTACTCATCGCAACAAGCCCGGGAAAAGCTCAGTGGTATAAAGCTGTGCTGGGAATCTCATCGTGCGCAGATTGGTGATGCCTGCCGTAAACGAAACAATCGAATTAGTGACAGTAACCGCCCTGATGTCCAAGGTAGTCGGCGGGTCATTCTGTGGGGTGGTCAGGTCAGTTGCTAGGTAAACACGATAGACAACTATCAGGGGCGTTGTGGGGTCTGTCGCCGCTGCCTCGAGCTCATCTATCAGGTCACGCCCAACATTGGATATGACTACCTGTAGCTGAAGGTTAGCTTCCTCGCCTGCCCTGGGTGGCATCACAGCGAAGGGTAGATAATCAAATGTCTGGTTACCGCCTGCATCTTCTAACCCCGCGGTAACGCCGCCAAATTCATTGGTTATATAACGGGTGGTGAATAACATGCTCGGGTGCGAGATAGACATGCACTCGATGTAGTGGTCATCTACAGGGGCGCTTGCGTAAACGCGCTGCAATGCTTCGGAGATAGGCATTAGTAAGTAGACCTCCCTCGGTTAAGGCTGTAGGACTTCTCCAGCGAATCAGCGAAGACGTTGCCGCCTGACTGGATTGCCTGGGCAGCTTGCTTCAGCACAACATCAATGGTCAGTCCTCCGTTGCTATCTTGTCTGGCGATTGTCTCAACGCCTGCTGCGTTGTTGTTGACTGTGACGTTGACTGGACTTGCGCCAACGCCCATGTCGCCATTGGGCATACGTTTTACTGGTGCGATCATCTCAGGCCCAGCCTCGCCCATGAGACCTGTGCGTCCTCTGGACATACCAAAAGCAGTCGGCCCATTTACTATGCCGCCACTGGCAAATGCCTGTAACTTGTTGCCGCCGCTCACTACGCCACCCTGCGCAGCACCCCAGGCAACCTGACCACCAAACTCACCGCCAAAGCCAAAGCCTGCTATCGTTTTGTATGCCGCGATCTTCAGCAGTTGAGCAATGATTACTTTAGCCATATTGCGGAATGCGTCAGAGACATCCTGTGTGCCCATAGCCACACCCTGGAATGCAGTATCGAAAGACTGCTGGAATACCTCTGCGGCCTGCTGCGCAAAGGTAATTTGCTCTGTTGCCTTCTCATAGGCATCAGCAGCAGCTTCTACAGCCTTCGCTGTTGTCTCTGGGGACATAAGGTTTTGTACGCTTATGATCTTCTCTAGCTCTGCCTCATAAGCAGCAAGCGGGTCGTAAAGCATCCTGTAGCTTTCTGCCAGCTTTAGGTTTGCCTCGGCCTGCTTGAATGTTGCGTTGTATGGGTCTTGTGCAACAACTCTATTTAGAGTCGGGCCCTTGATCTTTTCTGTTGCTGCCTTTATCTTTTTGGCTTTAACTTCTACATTCTGTAGAACCTTGTCAAATGTATCATCAAACTGCCTAATATATTCGAGAAGGCCAGCTTTGTTCCCTTCTGGTGCAACCGCATATAATGCCTTTAGCTGCCTTACGTAACCTTCTACGCTGTCACTAGCACCATCGAAACCATCAATTATAACTTTCAGTTGTCTTGCTGTTGCTGGGTCTACACCAAACTTTGCTTGTATCTTGTCTAGGCTGGAACCAAGTCGCTCTGCCTCCTGCTGTAATTCACAATAATACTCAGCACCACTAGCGACAGCACCAACAATAGGCGTTGTCCTGGCAATCTGCCCTAGCAACTTACCCATTGTGGCAAGAGGGCCGCTAACACCATCAACTAGGGTTTTTATTGTCTCCAGCCTGTCTATCAATATATCGAGTGCTGTGGGTTGAAGTTCACTGGATGCCATTTCTATGAACTTCAGCAACTCAGAGCCAACCAGTATCTCACTCGACCTAAGCACTGCCGCATTAAAATCAGACTGATCGGCAGCATATCGTTTAAGCGAATCGGTGTACTGGTCGCCAGCTTCTGTAAGTTTCTCTATAGCCTCGTCAAGTGTTTTGGCCTCGTCTGTGGTTTCAGACAGTGCCTTAATCATTAGCGGCAGGGTGGCAGCAACAACACCAACAACGGCACCCAGGGCACCCATGTTAATCAGCATTTGTGGCAACTGCTGGCCAAGTGATATGAATGGATCAACGCCGCCTGATACTTGCGTTATTATGTCCTGGAGCTGGTAGCTGACATT